ACGAAGTTTTTCGCCATCACCTAATGGCAACGCACGAATACGACTTTTACCAATTTCCATCACCCATTCATCATTAGATTTAGATATTTTTGTAATACATTGTTTTAAAAGATAAGCATCTGGCTTGGCAGCAATATCTTCTATCTTTTTAAATATCATTTTAGACTGACGAAACGAACGAGATAAAATACCAGTTTCAATTCCTTGATTTAATATAGCATCAAGCACTGCATAAATACCAGTCGTATAAGATTTACTCATACCACGCGACCATACTCCTAAAAAATAATCACTTTCCAACATCGCTTTAATAGCCATGTGTTGAAAAGGAAATAATTTGACTCCAGTTATTAGATCAGTAGCGAAAGTCGTGTTGTTGCGAAGAAATTGATAAAATAATAACTTCGCTTCACGCTCTTCTATATAACCAGGAATCTTAGCTAATTCCTCATTGGAAATTAACCGCGACTTCCTTAATGCTTGATTGCCTGTTTCCCAGCTCATTGTCTAAAAAGTATTGAATATCTACCTGCCACAGTGACTTACCATGATACAGTAATTTAGGTATAATATCTAAAGATTTATTTCTACTACCAGTAAATATAAACTGTATATGTCTAGGATATTTATGACATAAATTACGCATATTATGAAAAACATATTCTAAATTTGTTTTTCTATTATACTTGCGCTGATTGATTAAAATATTATTAATGTTAGACTCAACAACCACAAATAAATAACAATTCAATTCAACAGCTTTGATCAATTCTCTTTCGAATCTCTCTATTCCAGAAGCCATTGTACCAAGAAAGTCAGATTCACTTTTTCTATCAACGAAAGTATTAGTAAAATATTTTTTATCAGCAATTAAATAATCTCCTACGAATATTTTCTCAATTTTAGATTTAGGAAACTCCAAAGCATCTTGCTCTCTTGTATCAACTAAAATAGGCAAATGAGATACGCTTGTTTTATTAAAAACTTCTGGCAAATTTTTATTATATAAAGGTTCGATATTTAGCAGCTTACATGCGCCTGTGTATGAATTAAAATATTTTTTATAAATATTTAAACTTGGCAGATTAAGAGTAATCAACTCGTTGTGAAATGGCGCAAAATGATATTGTTTTTCATCAATTCTCTTTTTTAACAATTCAATGCATTTTGTTTTGACTGTTTCCTCGTTAGATGCAGTCTCCCATTTCAAAAACTCAGTATAATCAAGAAACTCTGTTTCAAAATACTGTTTCTTATTTTTAAAAGGTATTTGTTGACGATAATAAAGAGAATATCTTGGATAATATTTACAATAATACTCGGCTTGATAAAGATTATGCTTTTTTAAATGAGCATGAAAAGATTTATCGTTATTATAAGACTCGTTACAGACTTTACACTGAATCATATAGCATCTTCTTTGGAAATTCCTAAAATTCTAGATTTCCATGAAGACATATTCTCTAATCTGTCCGCTTCTTCCTTAATTGTTCGCTTTTGCATATCAGCAATTTGTATCATCATCTTGCGCTCTTGTTCATCTTGAAATAATTCTACAAGATTAAGTATAGAAGCATTCTTTTGATGTGTCTGTTCTACTCTCTTAGAACGTTCACCATTCAATTTTTGAATACACTTATCAATACGACTAGCACATTGATTATATTCTTCAGAAATTGTTTTAAGAACTTCAGTTAGACGCATAGTAAAATCTTTCTGATCTTGCGTCTCATTGAACATGTCGTTTATCTTATTCTTTTTTATATCAATCTGGCGTAGATTAATATAATCCATGCAAACATTTATATATAAATTAATTTCATCAATCGTAAGATCTGGCTTGTCCCAAACAGATCGCACGAACTCCGCTTCAAACAATTCTTTATCTGTAGAACTATTATAAGAATCATAGTTGCCAACAAATCGCGGACTAGATAAATAAGTTAATAATTTTTCCATGCACTTTCTGTGCTGCAAAGACAACTTATCTTCAGAAATGTTTTGGCCGCACCATTTGTTAGCTTTATTTATTACCGTTTTAATAGAGCGAGGCACTGAATACTTATCTCCAACCCCAGATTCGTTATCTACTAAATGATCTGGGTATTTTTCTTTAATATATTTTTGAACAGCGCGATATTCTGCCGTAATAAAAATATTTAAATTCTCAATGCCTACAAACTTCTCATGAAATATTAGTTCTGTAACTTGTCTTGGCGTGATTCCTGTTTTTATATTTTGATCAATGAATTCACAATTTTCTTTCGATAGTATTTCTACTGTCTGCGTTGGCTTTGGCTTTTCTTGCTTCTTAGAAAATCCAGTTAAGATTAAAAAATCTCTTACAGCTTTGGCTTCTTTAGCTCTGCCAGTTAAATCTTCACGATTGAAAACAAGATTAGCTAATACAACATAATCTTGTATTCCTTCGTTTATTTTTCTTAAAATTAGTGCCTTATTGTCGTCTGTTAACATATTAAGATGAAAAAATATCGTTTTCTTTTAATAATGTTTGCGCTTTAATATACAGCATTTTTTTTAAATTTTTTATTTGTTTATAGCCAGCTTTTCTACCTTTTTCGCTAGTCTTAAATCTCAAGATGTTAGCAACTTGGTCATCAGTTAAATTATCAATAAAAAACATTTTATAAATAAAAAAATGTTTATCGCTTAAATTGCTTTTCATTAAATCGTGAAACTTAGTTTCAGCATTTTTATAATCATAGCTAACACTAGACTCACAATTCATAAAATAATTTTTATGATTTTCTAAACTAACTGTAATTTTAACATCATAAGCTGACTTCTTTACCTTTTCCCATTTAGCATATAATGGACATTCGTTACATTGTTTACCAGTAGTGGTAAAACCACATGACATTTCTATTCCAGATTCACCTTCTTTATTTTGATTAAATGGACAAGACAAACATGGCCGCGCAAAGCTTGTATAATTATTTCGTATTATGTTTCTTATCTGATTCGTAACTATGCGATTAACCCAAGGCTCAATTGCTCGCGATTGATCCCATAGATGCCACTTTTTATGTATGTGGACTTTAATAATCTGCTCAATATCTTCAAAATCAAACCAAGTAATCGCTTTTAACTTCCATTTATTTTTTCGCTTTTTGATTACTTGGTCTATTATTTCATACATGTCTTCAAATTTTTTCTTTTTACGATTCATCTATATCTTGGATTGGGCGCGAACTACATTCTTTTAAAGACTGACTTAAAAATTCTTCTTTGCTTAGTCTTCTGTAATTAGAATTTTGCCTAGACACTACTCTTTCACTTGGATCTACTGGCGGAGCATTGAACAAATCTTTTCCTGAGTATTTATTACCTGCTGGCTTTTCAATTTCATAATGTAATTTAGAAGGTCTTATAAATGTTGTTGGAATACCATCTTCATCCACCTCGGAATTTTGAGTGCGAGAAACAATTCTTGTTTGAATAGGATTTTGCAAAGTTGGCTTATTTATATTATTAAATCCTCCTAGAGAATTACCGCAGCTTGTGCAAAATTTTGAACCAAGAATGTGTTTTGTTCCACAATTTGAACAGTAAATATTACTCATATTATATTATATCAGTGTGTATTTGTTTTATCTAATTTCTTGAACATACTTACGATATATTTTAATATTTCGCTACGCATAATATCTTCTTCATCAAATTGAAAACAGTAAATGCCGCGCTCTTCGCTTTCTTTATTATTAAATAGATCGTAGATTCTCATAAAACCAGACTTGTTACCAATATCTGATTGCATTGCGTCTCCACAAATAAACATTTTTGTTCCTTCGCCAATACGAGTCAAAAGAGTTACCAATTCTTTGTTGCTATAATTTTGAGATTCATCTGCAATGATAATTTTTTCATTCCAAGTTGCGCCTCTTAGAAAATTAATAGGAAGAGCTTCAATATAGCCATTCGTTTCTAAATACTTTGATTGAGACATCGGCAACAATTCATCCAACTTATCATAAAGAGGCATCATGAATGGATTAAATTTTTCATCTACAGTTCCTGGTAAAGATCCCAAAGCTCTTTCTCCAGATTCAGCTATAGTACGAATATATTTGATTTCTGATTTTGGATTTGAATTCAACATATGCAGAGCGCAATAAACAGCCAAGAAAGTTTTAGAGCTTCCAGCGGGACCGTTGATAAAAATAATTTTAGTATTCTTATCGAAAGCTATCTGAGCGAAACTTTTTTGTTTGTCTGTTAATTTGAAATCTTTAATACTTAATCGGACAAGTTTAAGATGATTGTCATCAATATTTTGTTTGATTTCTTCTTTTTCCTTTGGAATTCTTTTCTTTTTGGTTGACATGTTATTTATTCAGTTACACTATATTGTATGGTTTTTCACTGTTTGAGCGTACCTTATTCGCCAACTAACAAAAATATTTCATTGTGTGCGTTTGTTCAAAAAGTTTACAAGTTTTGTGATGAAATGACAAAAAGAGGACATAGTGTTTATCATTATGGACATGAAGATTCTATTGTTAACTGCACAGAACATATTAATGTTATTAATAATGATATATTAAAAAACAGTTATGGCAACTTAAATGATTGGAAGACCAAAGGGTTTGATCAAAATGTAAATACAGAAGCTGTTAAAATTTTTAATGATAATTGTATTACAGAATTAAATAAAAGAATAAAATCAGATAAAGAATTTATATTATGTTGGTTTGGTTTCGCGCACGAACCTTGTGTTAAACACTTTTATAATAAAGCTTTTGTGATAGAACCAAGCATTGGTTATGATAGTATGTTCTCGCCAATTAAAATATTTGAAACATACGCTCAAATGCACAAAATGCATGGACATTCTGCAACACCTGTTAGTTTAGAATCTGAATATGTTGTTTATCCCGGTTTTGATACGAATGATTTTATATATAAAAAAGAAAAATCAAATACAGCGTTATTTTTGGGTAGAATTACCGAACAAAAAGGAGCCAAATTGGCTTACGATATTTGTAATCATATCGGTCAAGATATTATTTTTGCAGGACCAAATATCTTAAACCTTGAAGACACTAAACATTGTAAATTCACTGGATTTGTTGATCCTATACTAAGAAAAGAATTACTAAGTAATGCTAAATTTTTATTTGCTCCCTCTTTATTTACTGAGCCTTGTAATTGGACTGTTATTGAAGCCCAATTTTCAGGAACTCCCACTATAACAACAAATTTTGGCGGTTTTACTGAAACTGTTTTGCAAGGTGAAACAGGATTAAGATGCTCTACTATAAACGATATGATTTATTCAGCACAAAATATAGATAAATTAATTAATCCTGAAAATTGTTATAGAAACGCAATGAATAAATATACTATTCAACAACAATGTAATTATTATGAATATATTTTTCGTAACCTATCTTCAATTCAGATAAGTTAGAATTGAAAAATCTCTTTTGAAAGTTTTGTTTTGCAGTATGTCTTTGGTAATTACAATGATCCACATATTGAGCGGTTACTTCGTTATTTTTAGCTTTGTCAACTGCATCAAATGTTAATTCATTGGCCTTTATAATATTTCTATATTCTTCAGAATAAATCATTGATAACCATTTTTCTTCATCAAATTGTTCTTTTAAATATTTAAAACAATTAATCCAAGCATCATAATAATCCGATTTCTTTTTACGTTTTATATCTAAGATACTTAGATAGTCAAATGCGTAAGCTTCATCTACTAATAAATTTATCATATTTATATTTCTATATGCAGCGCTACTTCATTATAATATTCTAAAAAATGTTCGTTGTAAAGATCCCATTTTATATCTACACCGTCTATCGAATAAACTCGATAATTTTTAAATGTAGAAAGTACGTTATCTCTAAAAAAACGAAACTTATTTTTACGATCTTCGTTTTCTAAATGAAACTCAGCAGATAAAAATTTTACATTTAATTTCAGTAAGTTTAAAGAATCATTATTAAATAAACCATATTCACTACCTTCTATATCCATTTTTAGAAAATCTATCTTTTTAATATTAAATTTATTTAAAAAAGTTTTAAAAGTAATAGATTTAGATGTGTGTATTTTATCGTAAAAATTATAAATAAAATTAGTTTCATGACCGTCAAGACCATTATTATCTATAGCATAATTTATGCATGTTACATTTTTATAATTTTTCATATTGTTCTGTAATTCTTGAAACATTTCATCCGAAGGTTCTACTGCATAAACGTGGCTGGGATTTTTATTTAAAATACTTTTGGTAAAAGGACCAATACTAGCACCGAAATCGACAACTACATCACCCTCAGATACTTGATAAAATTTTTCATAAACTCTGTCTTCAAAAATTTCTTTTTTTAAAGCTGAAGCGAAATTATGATCTATTTTTGACCAATTAAAGTCGTCAGTTTGATTGTTATTTTCTGTAAAATTCATATTAAATATTTTTATTATGTAGACTAGATATACAGTTATCTATTTTTTCTTTAACCATTTCAAACGTAATCTCTTTAGTGCATTCAAAATCTTTATTTCTTGGACAATATTTCCAAGTTTTTGCCATATTTTTTTCATTATCTATTGAGCCATCATTCAAACAACCATTACAAACATTTTTATTTATTACTCTATAATTATTTTTTTTAAATTCATTATCCTCGCTTGTGCATCCAGATATCATAATAACTTGTTTATTTAATGCCCAAGCCAGCCAAGAAAGACCACTACTTAAGCCAATAAAAAAATCACAATTTTTTATCTGCTCTATTCTATATTCAATAGGATAATCTCCAGTTTCATTAATCGCTCCATTAGGAATTTTATTCCATTTTCCTTTTTCACCAAAAAGCTCATGTTTATCAATAACATATACATCATATCCTAAACTTTTAAGATAACTAACTACTTTTTTCCAACCATTATCATTCCAATATTTCATTTGAGAAGTTGAATGAACACTTATGCAAACATATTTTTTCTTTTTATTAAATTTATGTTTAGTAATTTCTTTTAAAAATGGTTTTATTTCTTGATATTCCAAATCTAAAGTTTCACAAATTATTTTTTGCATTGGCCCTTCTTGAAATTTAAAATACACATCTTTCGTTACGTCAAAATTATCTACATAGTCTTTATTAACAAAAAAAACATTAGGATTATTAGAATGTAAAATATTATACCAAACTGTTTTAACATAAACTAATCCTCCATATTTTTTTTGATAAACATCTGCATAAATTGAAAAAGCAATATTGTCTCCTAAACACTCAGTAATAAAATTTATTAAAGTTTTCATTTGTTAATATCCACAACACAATTATCTATTTTCTCTTTAACCATTTCAAAAGTTATTTGCTTAGAACATTCAAAATTTTTATTCCTAGGACACCATAACCAATTTCCTCTTTCAAATGGTAATGTATTATCGTTCCAACAGCTATTACAAACATTTTTATTATGAACTCTATAAGGTGTATAAAATTCAGATTTAGGATTAGAAAAACCAGAAATCATAATAACTGGTTTTCCGCAAGCCCAAGCTAACCAAGATAATCCAGAACCAAGTCCAATAAAAAATTCACAACTTTGCAAATCATTTATTCTATCTTGTAAATCTATATCTCCTGTTTTATTTATAGCGTTATGTGGAATATTGTTCATATTATTTGGCATTAATCCGAAATTTGCATAACGATCTATGCACACCACATCATAACCTAATTTATTAAGATAGTCTACAGTCTCAATCCATCCAGTTTCATTATTCCAGTATTTACATTGAAGAGTAGATTGCGTAGCTATACAAACGTATTTTTTATCACGTTTATTTTTATTATTTAAAGATTCAATTTTACATCTCTCTTCTTTATAGCTTAAACCTAAAATTGAACAAGCGATCTCCTGTAAATTTTTATCTCTCCAATTTTCATTATCAAAACAACCTATTTGAAAATCAATTTTCGAAGAAGTTTGATCTTTTTCAATAAAGTCGTGAAATTTTAATTCAGGATAACTATTCTCTAATAAATTTTTATAAGGAGTAAAATAATTAACTATAACATTTTTTTCTTTAGCGTATCTTGCAACAATTGGAGTCCAAGCTATACAGTCGCCTAAACTACCAGACTCATTTGTTATGTTAATTTCTCGTTTATTAATATCATTTTTTAAATATTGAACGGCTTTTTTCGCTGCTTTCTCCCAAGTAAAATTTTCTCTAATAAAACTACTATCTTCTAAAGCTTTCTTTTTATAAAAATCATAACTGTAATAAACTTCCAACATTTTATCTTTTAAATCATTATAGTCAGGATCATAATAACCAAAAAGAGAATCATTTTTATCTAAAATTTCTCCATGAATTTTAACAGGTATACCTAATCCTTTTGCAAACTCTAACTGACCAGAACAATTAGAATATATAGATGGAATACCACAAGCTAAAGATTCTATCAGTGGCAAATTCCATCCTTCAGATCTTGAACATGATAAATAAACATTACTGCTTTGAATCATTTTAATAACTTCTTCTCTTGACTGAAAATCAATTATTTTTATATTATTACAATCAATATTTATTTCTTTAAGTCTTTCTTGAGTAGACTTGTATCCATCTTCAGGAAAACTATTAGAACAAGAAAGTAATAATTCTACTTTATCATTATTTCCAAATAATTCAGCAAAAGCCTTGATTAACTCTTTTGTACTTTTTCTTCTTTCCCATTTTCCAAGTATTAAAAAAGTAAATTTATTATTATTTTGTAAATTTTTTGGAAACAATTCATTTGGATCAATACCTTCATGAACTATTTTTATCTTTTGTCTTTCGACTCCTTGCTGTATTAAGCAATTACTTTGCCAATTAGTCGGAACCCAAATTTGATCGGCTGATTTAAGCGTTTCGAGAAAATTATCAGGATATGTTATTTTTTCCCAAACATTATAAAATATTTTTTTACCAGAATAATTATCATTATAATATTGATGACCGCAATCGACTAAAACTATATCATAATCATGATAAAAATTTTCAATACCATTATAAATATGGAAATCACCTTGTACATTATCAATACTTGATGTTTGTAGAGCTAATATTTTTTTATCTAATTCGTCTACGGATTTTCCATGGACCTCTTGAGAATAAACGCCTTCCCAATTTGAATCTACAGAATAATTTCGTATTTTTAAATCAACTTCTTTAGATAAAGCTCTAAAAAAATTTCTAGAATGTATTGCGTATCCAGTCCTACCAATATAACAACAGTGGCCTAAGATTTTCATAAAATAAAATAGTTGTGCCTAAAATATAAAAAATAAATATAAAAAAATCCATCTAATTTTTCTTTTAAATGTTCTATATTTCGATTGATTTCATTTTGCAAATCATCTTTGTTGTCAAAATAACATTTTTCAAAATAATAAATTAACACTTTTGATTCTGGATTTTTTGATTTTATTTCTAAAAATAAAGGTTTCATAAATTTCATATGCTTGCAAGCATTATATATAAAAATATAAAAATCAGATTTTTCATTTTCATTAAAAATTAATTTACAATCGGAATATAAAAGTCTTAATTTATTTTTTTGATCAAGATTTAAGTTTTCAGAGAATATGCAAATAGTTTTTCCAGATATTTGATTAATACCCAATCTAGAAATAGCAGATGTTATTTCATAAATATCATTAAAATCAAAATATGGATAATAACAATTATTTTTTATTTTATTATACGCTAAATCAAAATTACCATTAAAATTATTTTTAACCACAGAATGAGATTCTGAATCATCTCTTAATCTCCAATCATACAAACATCTTGGTATATGCAACCATTTACCTATACTATTCATATACATTACTCTATAAGAATCTTCAGCGCAAGCATCAAAATCATTTATTTCAAAATTTAAATTTTCAATATTCTTAAAACATCTTAAATATCCTAAAGCATTATAAGTCAGATTTTTTAAATAATCGGTTTCAGGATGAAATGTTTTAAGTTTTTCTAAAATAGTTTCATTATTTTTAATCAAAGATAAAGATTGTAAAACATCATTTTTATTTTTAATAAAATCACTAGTGATTAAAACCGCATCTGGATATTTTAAAGCTAAATTATTATATATTTTTAAAAAGTTATAATCAAAGCCATCATCGCAGTCAATTAAAACAACATAATCAAATGAACTATCAAAAAATTTATTTGGTTGCCAATACATTTCTTTTTTATGAGATTGCTCTACATATCTCACGTTCTTAAAATTTTTTACTTTTTCTAGGAGAAGAGATTTGGTATTATCTTTACTAAAGTCATCAGTTATTATCCATTCCCAATTATCATAGTTAATTTTAGAAACCTCATCGAAAATATAATCGATAAACCTTTCAGCATTATAAAAAGAAGTATAAAGGCCAAATTTAATTTTCTCAGATTTTTTTAACTCTATTTGTTTGAGATCTTTTAGCTTATTTAAAATAAAATCAGATACATCGATATTTTCTAATAAATAAAAATTAGAAGTTTTAGAATATTTTTCTGTATAATTATCGCATTTTTTACATAAAACATCCATGTTCCAAGATAAAGCTTCTTTTACGCTCAATGGATTTAATTCATTATAAGATGGAAATAAAAATATATCCATGCAAGACATAAATATATCAACATCTGATCTTTCCCCCCAAATTTTGCAATTATTTAATAATAATTGATTCTGTTCTATCTTGCAATCATTTAAAAAACAAGTATTACCTACAAAATGAAACTGTATTTTATGCGACTTAAGCTTTTCCGCTAAATCAAATATGTATTTTTGATTTTTATTTTGATTGAAAATTCCAACGTTTAAAACGTGCAAAAAAGATGGATCTAAATTTAAATATTTTAAAGTACTTTCTCTATCAGGTCTTTCTTGATTTTTAATCGGAACTTCCCAAATATATTTTTTTACATTAATATTTTTTGATTTTTCTAAATGCAATTCGGAGCAAAACATAAACTCATCAGGTATAAAAACTTTATTATTAAAATCAAAACTATTATTATGAGTAGTTTCTATTATCTTGTACGATCTATCAGCACTATATATTTTTTTCATCAACGCTTCTGGCGGCAATTTATACTCAAAGCATTCTGGAAACTCATTGAACCAGATAATATCTGGATTGAACTGCTGAATAATATTTAATAAGTTATACTTTTTAGATTGAAAAATAATATCCTCTTCCCAAAAATCTCCTAAAGAGATTACATTTTGTTCGCCAATTAAATTTTTAATTTTATTTTTCTGTACAACGTATTCATTAGAGAAATTAGAGAATTCTACCACTTTCAAAGCTTCATATTTATCTTTATTATTTAATATAAATTCGTAAAGATATTGAGGACAACCTCCAGTTGATAAGTGCGGATTAATTATTAAAAGATTCATTTATACTGTGTATAATACTATCTTTTTCATTTAAAAATATCAACTGAATTGCCGCATTTTTTGAGTAAGGGATTGATATATAATAGAAAATCTGCTTTGCGTAATTTTCCATACACCCCCTAAATAAAATATTTGATGAATCATCAATAACAATAATACTTAACGCTTTATTTTCCGCAAACGCAAAGTTAAAAATTAAAAATCCATCTTGAAAATAAAAATTATAAAACAAATCGAAATAATTATTATTTATATATATTTTTTCTAATAAATCATATTTTTCATTATCAACTTCTTTGAAATCATTTAACAAAACGCTATCAAATGGTTTTTGATAAAATTTTGCATGTAAACACGCTATATTGTTTTTACTAGTAAAATTTTCAAAATTTTCTATATTTTTAAAATTTAAAAACATATCAATAAAAGGAAAAATACCTAATGATTTTTTATAATCATTTGACCAAAAAAGAAAATTAAAAACAGTTTCATCTAGCAATGGAAAATATCTATTATAATCGCTAAATAAATCTATATTGAATAAAATATTAAATGCTTTTTCAAAAAATGGCTTGCATCTTTTATTATAAATATAAGCATAAGAATGTCTGTAAGCGCATCTATTTTGATTTATTTTAAAATAATCAAATAAATTACCTTCTAAAGTTTTTCGCATATTTACGCTACCATCTTCTTGGAAAGGACTTCCGCATCTATTATAAACCATAAAATCTTCTTTATAGTTAGGACACAAAGGATAAACTTGAGATATGTCTTTATGATTAGAATAGTATTTATCAAAAAATGGAGTTATAATACAATCCGCATCTAAATACAAAAAACAATCATAGTCTAGCAACAAAGATTGGTTTACTATTTTAGGTTTTAAAGCTACAAGATATTTATATTTATCTGAAAAGTTTTTAATGTATTTATTTGTATTAGTAAATTCAAATTCTACAAGATTAGAATCATGATATGGTATATATTTTATTTTATCTGTATTTTTATCGGAATAATCAAAATTAACTGTATAAACAATCAAATCAAATGTACAATTTTTATTATAAAAATATAAAAATTTATTAAAAATCTCTAAATACTCTATATTAACGATTATGACTATACATTTTTTAATATACATTAGTTTTATTTATATATTATAAAAATCTATCAAGATATTCTATAACCTGATTAACTGAAGGCTGACATTCAAATGTGGCTTTATTATCTAAGCAGCCTATTAATGGAGGTACGGCATTTATAGTATTCCATTCTTTTATTGAATATTTTAAATTATTAGTGCAGTATATATCGCAAGGGCCTTTCAAAATTTTATATTTATAGTCTTGAGTACCATATCTATAAGGTATAGTTAATCTAGGATCTTTTGCGCTTCCTAATTGCAAAATGAAAGCTTCGGTTGTTCCTGCTAAATGTAGAGGGCCTGTGTCAAATGTTATAAAAATTTTTGATTTATTTAATACATGCCAACATAAATTTAAATTATCTTTATTGATCAAATTTTGACCATGTAGATTTTCAAACTCATAAAAATTTTTTTTGATATGATGATAATCTTTTTCTTCTGTATTTTTACCTATTAAAACAGTGTATATTTTTCTTTTTGCTAGATAATCAATAACTTGTTGCCAATTTTCTTTGGGCCACGTTCTATTAGGCCAATTTTTAGCTGTGTGTAAAACTACATAATTATCAGGTAAGTTAAATGGATTATTATATTCCGTTGGAAAAAAATCACAAAACATTTCTTCGGGCATCAATGAAAAGCCAAGATCCATAGCATGAATCTGTCTGATATCAAATGTGCTAAATTTTCTTTCTATACCAAATTGATTTTTTTGGCCGGGAAGTACGAAAGATTCAAAAAATTCATAATCACCAGATATATTTTTTATATCAAAATCATTACAATTAATTATTTTATCTACATAAGGATTGTTTCTAAATATTTCGGGCGCATCATTTATTATATTCAATTTAGTATTGTACAACTTGCTCAATTTTCTAACTACAGGAGTTGAAGACAAAGCGTCTCCTAAAGTTGAACAATGAATTTTATAATATATTTTTTTATTCATTCTATTTATTGGATAATTTTATTTAATTGTTCTTTTATTCTTGAGAATTTAGTAAACGTATTACCTCCTGCGTGATAAATAAATTCGCTTGGTAGTTCCGAATCCGTATTATGATATTTTTCTGATATAATTTTTACATTGTTTAATGAAACAAAAATAGATTCTTTTTCTATTGATATTTTTGTATCCAATAAAGACTGTTCGTGAAAAAATCCATAAGCATAATCACCTGAATTATTCCACATGTCATTTAATAAATCAAAAGACCAATCACAATTTTTCCAAATCATAAATCCAGTACTCGTTTTAGTTAATTGTAAACCTGTTCTTTTATCTATTTGCATTTCAGGTAAAATCAAATCGATACTCGGATCGATAAATTCTTCTAATTTTATATCGTCTTTTATAAAAACAGCGTCAGCATCAATCCAAGCCACATAATCATAGATTTTTAAATATTTTTGTATTAATTGAATCTTGTGCCAAGTTTGATTTCTATCTAGTAGAAAGTCTTCAATGATTTCGCAATGATAAGAGTAATTATGTTTTGTTGCGTATTGTAAATGATTCAGGGCCGATAATTTTCCATAATCACAGTTGCCATAATCATCCCAAAATACATTTTTTGTAAAACCCGTTAATAATAAAATTTTATTCATTTTATCTTTGATATTTTGCTTATATCAGCGCATGAATGGCGAACTTCTTTCTTGGCTTCTTTGTATATTATATTATTTCCAAACTGTTTTGCAAGAGAATTTATAGAAATAGAGTTGCCGGTTCCGATATTAAATATCTCGTTCTTAACCATCAGAATAGACAGTCTAGAGATATAATTACATACGTCATTTACGCTTATAAAATCTCTAGTTTGTTCGCCATCTCCATAAATAACTAGCGGCTCTTTTTTCTGAGCGGCAATATTAAATGCAGTTATCACTCCAGCATATTGCGGATTCTGTCCAGCGCCATATACATTAAAGAATCGTAGTATTAAATAATCAATACCCCACAATTGACAATACATTTGTATATACTTTTCGGACACTAACTTATCTAATCCGTATGGGCTATTTGGTTCTGTAACATCTGTTTCACTAACTGCGCCTTCTTTATTACCGTATACTGCTGCGCTAGATGAGAATATAAATTTCTTTATATTGTGGAGTTTGGCGGCTGATAACATTTTTATAATCAAGAATGTATTATTGCCAAAACAGTCTACTGGATCGTCGAATGATTTCGGCACACTTACCATACCGGCAAGATGAACAATACAATCTTTATCATTAAATATGCTATCCTTAATATCAATATCTAATATGTCTATGATTTTTTG